TGCCATAACTCCATCATATATTGTTGAAGTCTAGCGTGTTTACGCCAGTCAAACTCGCGCACGTCATCATTCTCAGTGCTTAGTTTTACAACTTTTTCGTCCTCGGTTATCGGTTCATGGTTCGTTGTCCATCCTGCTGCTTGATCTAATCCCATTGTTACCTCCTTAGTTTCTGGGTTGATAATAAAGTTGGGGAGGCTATCTCAATCCTCCCCCGTGCTTTCTCCGTGGTGCATACGCCTAATACTTTACGTCCGTTTACTAGGTAACGTGTTAGCTAATCAAGCCAGCTCGAACACTGTCTTGACATGATCGTGGGACTCTTTGTTGTAGTCCATCGCTGTTTTGAGCGATCTGTCTGCAACGTTTTTGTAGTTCCACTCTGCAAGTCTTTGCAGCCTGCGTTCAACTTCGTTTTGAACTCTGCCTTCATTGATTGAAGTGTCATTCAAGCCGAACTTGATGTCGATCTTCGACAACACATCGCGGCACATCCTTGCCTTACGACCGAGCTGAAACATCTTGTCTTCTCGCTCGATTAGCCAAACTGGTAGATCCTCCATTGGATTAGCAGCTGTTGCATCTTCGTTGTACTCGTACGCGATAGATGCGAACTCTGCCCACGTTCTTGTGGTCAATTGTAGAAAATTGATACCAGTGGTTTGTGGATCAACCTCGAGCAAAGGCATTAGACCATCAGCGACTGATTGTACTTGCATCTCATACAACTCAACCTCTTTCGACTTTTGGTCGTCATCGGTCGACGGTCCACTGAATGGTGTATCTTTCTTACTACGAAAGATTTCCATAATGCCTTCAACTCTTGAACTGTTGAAAGTAGGATTACCTTCGTTGTCCAACTGATATTTCTTGAAGAAATAGTCAGGCAGCTGAATAGCATCGGGCATCGCCCTAGCTTCTGAGCCTTCTGGATCACCAGATGTATCTGGTACAAACATAGACTCATCTGTTGGACCAGCGTATACCAACTCCGGTCCGACTTCCTGATCCGCTGGATCAAAGATGTCGCTTGGTGTATTTCTCTTTCCCATGATTACCTCCTTTTGGTTGTGAGAATTTAATTTCATTATAATTAGCTTGCGAACGTTGTTCTGCTCGCTCAGCGCGTTTGAGTACCCAGTCAGGTACATGAACTTCTTGTAGATACATATAAAACCTCCTTATGTATGTATTGTTATAGTTCACATAGGATTTACTTGCTCTTGCGAGTGTTAACTCGCGAGAGTTGAGTGCGGAGTACGCCGAGACGAAGTGCACCAAGCCAGAGAGCGGTACGCACGACTGGCTGCAGTGTGGGTTTGCGTATGCAAACGCAATCCGAAGCGCCTTGGGGCTTCGGACACGAGGGAGGGGTACGGAGCACGTTTTACTGGCAAGTTGACGCTGCTTTATCATAAAAAAAGGGAGAACCACCGAAGTGATCCTCCCTTTGAGATGAACTAGACTGCAAGGTCTAGCTCTTGTTGTACCTCTGCCTGAGGCTGAGCTGGTTGCTTAGCTTCAATCTTTCTTAGAAAGACTTTGACTGGGTAGCCAGTGTTGACATCAGTAGGCACAGCAACGTCGAAGTGACATGTAAGACTTGAGTCTTTGTTCACAGTTGCAATACCAACTTCTCTCTTTCTTGGCTTGTCTTTGCCAGGTACTAGAATGTATAAAGAATATAATGTAGTCATAAAAACCTCCATATGGTTGACTAGGTTTGTGACCTGATACACCTGTATCAAGTTCAATTAGGATTTACTTTCGAGCGGTGGTGTTAGCCACCGTTCGTGAATAATGTTCCATGATGTTCCACAATGTTCCACGTGAAACGGGACAAGTTGGAACACGAAGAAGTGCCAAAGAATGCGGGTTGTAAGCTGTTCTTTGTTAATGTTCCAGATGTTCCAGTACAAAATGTTAACGAAAAACGAACCACGGTTCACGGTCGACGTATTGTATACAACCTGGAATACCTGGAACAATGGAACATCGCCACGCAAACTAACCCCAAGTGCGCATACTTGCTAGGGAAATCGTGTTCCACAACTGTGTTCCATAAGGGGGTAAATACATGGAACACGCGGAACATTTTCCCGTGAGCAAGCAAATGCACACTAGTTACGTGCATAATCCACATCAAGCAAGTTGATGATAGTATGATAGTAGATAGGTAGGGAGCCGAAGCCCCCCACCACGGGTGATGTTACTTGATTAGATGGTATACGGAGATTGCGTACCCAGTGCCTACAGTGATTAGGCCAAAGATGAACCAGAATGCGTAGTGAAGTATGCCCCAATACATTGAGTTTCCGCTCAATATGTCCTGAGTCATTAGACTAAACATTACAAGTGCTACTGCGAAACAGAAGAAGTTTAAGATTTTTACAATGATAGTAGTCATGCTGTCTCCAGTGATAATGCCCAAGCGCCTTCGTTAAGACGCTCGTGCTTGTTGAATAAGGCTTTAGCTTCGCTATTGTTATCTAGTAAAGTTTGAACCTGTTCTATTTCGTTGCCGGTCATGTAACCGATTGAGTAATGGCAACTATATGCTTTGATAAGATCTTTCTGCTGATCAGTAAGTGTTATCTGTTTCATATGTCTAACTCCATCTGTTGTGGCTGAGGAGATGGTTGAGGTCTTTGGACTTCTAATGTGTCTGCTCTGCCGTTGACGTAAGCGTCGAATTGTTTACCTTCTTCGTATCCTTGCTTGATGTCTGACCATGCTTGCTTAGGATGCTTGATGATAGTAGTGCTGGCTTTCTGTGTACGGTAGCCAAGCTTACCGATTGTTTTAAATATATTCATGATTGCTCCTTGATATATATTAGTTAGTTGTTCTGTATCACCCGATACAAAATCACATAGGATTTACTTACGTCGTACGTCGTCAGACGGACGGCGCTGTGTTACATAGAATAGATAGGGGTCCCATGGACAAGGTTCCAAGACACAAAAAGATGAAACAAGGTTCCAGATCGAGATTCGGGGAAGGGGTGCGCTGGGAGCGGGGGGGAAGAAGATATGAGTGTGCTATGTTATACTTTTTTCAAAATTATTTTTTTAGGCCTTTTTTATGGACATAAAATCCTGCATAAGATGCAAACAAGACTTGCCTATTGACCATTTTGAGTTACTTGAGTCTGGTAATTATCGACAATATTGTAAGCATTGTCGTACTGACAAAAAGAACATTTCAATAAGTGAATCTCCAAAAAAATTTTTAAAAAATTTATTTATACACCTTCGTTCTAGTCGCATAAAAACAGTTGAATGGGGGTTAGATCTAGAAGATCTTCATGAACTTTGGGAAGAACAGGGCGGCAGATGTGCAATGAGCAATGTGCATATGACATGGAAAAAAGGAGATAATGGTAGCGATTTCAATGTTTCTATTGATAGAATTATACCTAGCGGTCCATATATTAAGACTAATGTGCAATTAGTATGCTATAGGATTAACATAATGAAGCATATTATTAGTGATAATGAGCTTTATTGGTGGTGTAAAAACGTTGTCGAAACGAAGGAGGATTACGACAAATAATGACCTTACTTAGAGAAAAGGAAGAGGCGCATATTGTAACAGATTCAGATAGAGTAGAACTTCAGTCTCATTTTCCATATGCGGGAATACATTTGAACGAGCTTTCTGTACAGGAAGAGCGTCTTTTATTATTTCATTTACGTGGTATGAGCAAGGCGGCCGCGGGCCGTGCTGCGGGGTACTCGGACATGGACCGTGTATATTCAATTTTCAAACAACAAAAAATGCAAAATGCACTACAGTACTTGCGCAATGAAATGCGAGAAGAGGTCAAATTTGACCGAACCACGGCCACTTCTATGTATCTCGAAGCTCATAGAAAAGCTGCAACATCTACGGAAGAGAAGAATGTTGTCGATTCGTTATGCAAGCTCCACGGTCTATTTATGCCTGATAGCGCTACCCAGATAAATATTAATGTAGATAAAGTAGAACAGCTCGAAAAGTTATCCGATGCTGAACTGTTAAAACTAGCGGGAGTAGATAAACACTACCTAGAGCCAGGCGATGCAGATTGATAAAATAGAATGCAGTAAATGTAAGGGCCTGTTTCCAGATACATTGATACCTACTGATGGGATCTGTGTATATTGCAAAGCAGACGAGGCTGAAAAAGTGCCCGAGCCCCAGGCGCAAGAGGATCTGAGTCCGGAGACAAAAAAACATCAATCCGCACAAAAACGAGCGGAAAAAGAATTAGCATTACGCGTATTGTCTCGAAAACGTCTTTTACCATTTGTAGAAAAATTTAATCCTGATTATCACGCAGGTTGGGTACACAAAGACGTATGTAAACGATTAGAAAGATTTAGCGATCAGGTGGAGAATAAAGAATCACCAAGATTGATGTTGTTTATGCCTCCTCGTCACGGTAAATCTACCTTAGCCAGTGTAGCTTTCCCTGCTTGGCATTTAGGTAGACACCCAAATCATGAGTTTATTAGTTGTTCCTATTCTGGATCTTTGGCTATGAATTTCTCAAGAAAAGTGCGTCACTTACTTCGTGAACAAGTATACAAAAAAATATTTGAAGATTCTAGATTAGATAAAGATTCTCAGAGTGTTGAATCATGGAACACGACCCAAGGTGGTGGTTACGTAGCCGCGGGTGTTGGTGGTGGTATTACCGGTAAAGGTGCAAACGTATTATTAATC